CGTGAGGGTAGTAACACTTCAATGGCAGTCGCCTTGATGAACATCAAACCATCTAAAATTAGAGGAAATGAAAATTGTTCAACGATTAGAAGCACTGGGCATCTCACTAGCCCTAGCTGTGAAGCTAGAAAGTGAAATTACAAAGTGGCAAACTAACTCCGGTCCTGAGTGGACCGTAGGCAGGCTAAAGAGTCTGAGGGTAGCTTTGGTAAATTATATCGCAGGTCGCGATATGGATTTATCCTGGATCCGTAAGAACGGATCCGGACTTCCTTCAGGCCCAATATCTGAGCTGTTTAGGATGACGAAAAGCAAAAAAGGAAGATTCAAGGCGCTAAATGCGCTTATGGTCTACTCCTCTTTCATTTCCGAGTCTGTGACTAAGTCTCAGAGGGAAAAGTTCTTTGGGTCAATGGAATCCAAGGAAACGTTGGGACTAAATGCGAGGTGCACCCGATCCTTCAAAATAGGCACTTATGCCTACATTGAACGGGGAACCCCTTGGACGAATGCACGGCTGTCGCCGTCTTCGTTTCAGCCGGGTCCGGATGGAAAATCCTATCCGGAGACCGACCATTTTGTCTCCTTTATGGCCTTCACTTTAAGTGATACCATGGTTCGAATAGGAGCAAGGCACTCCTCCATCTTTGATGAAGTCGTGCCTATGAGTCTCGTAGTCGATACAAGGATCGCCGGTAATCGGCGAACGATTGATTCCCTAAACACTGTAGTAGGGAAAATCTCCTACATACAGGAGCCAGGATACAAGCTTCGAGCAGTGGCTAACCCTAATAGGGTTGTCCAACATGTACTAGAGCCCCTAAAAGAGGTACTAGGTGAAGTCTTGCGTTCCTTGTCAAATGATTTCACATTTGACCAGAATGCCGGCATAAGCCGTGTCCAAGGTTGGTTACAGGCGGGTCTGGTTGTCTATTCTGTAGACCTCTCAGACGCAACTAATAACTTTCCTTTAAGCTACACTGAATCGGTATTGAAAACCCGAATCAATGTAATTGATCAACAACGCGAGCGGTATATGTCTCTTGTCGAGACATTCGCTGAAGTTTCACGAGCTCCTTGGTTTTCTAAGGAGAACGGAAGGATCTCAATCCACCGGTTTACCCGTGGCCAGCCACTAGGGCTGGGTCCTTCATTCTTCGCGTTTGCGCTCTCTCACAACTGTCTACTCTTAGATTTATGTAAGGACATCGGGGTTGACCCCTCGATGGCTTTTGTAATCCTAGGTGACGACATCTGTATCTCCGATCAGCGTCTTTACCGTGCCTATAGGCACTGGTTAAGGTTGAACGGTTGTCCAGTTTCTGAGGCAAAAACAATTGCCTCTGATATTGTTGCTGAGTTTGCGGGTAAGGTCATCCTTGCGGATGAAGTTATCCCACAATTCAAATGGCGGGAGTTGGATGATTCGAACATTGTAGAATTCGTTCGCAATGTCGGTCCAACTGCCGTTAGCTTACTAAACAAAAGGCAGGCTGAACTAATAAGTCAGCTTGCGTTAGTCCCAGATTT